TCCTCAATACTACATGTTGTGTTTGATGGTGCTGGCGCAGTTAACAATAACGCCGAAACAAGCTAAGTCACTGTAAACATTGAGGGCGTGACTTTACATATGACTGATTATGACATTTATCTGTTAAGCGACGATCAAATAGCCCCCCCCCGGTCAACAATTTGGCGGGGGTGTGCGTGTGTAGTTTCCCGCACACACGCTCGCAAAAAAAAATGTTGACCACCTATCTCAAAACAATTAACTGTTAAGCGACACCAGATGGAGGGAATGTCAAAATGTGCAAAGCTTGTGAACGGGAAGACATCATGGCGCGTGGTTTGTGTTCGGCGTGTTATATGCGTGCGCGCCGCATTGAGCAGAAGGGTGGCTTAGAGTTCCGCCGTCCACGCGGTGAGGGCGAAACGCTGGCGCTGGCTAACAAGCACCTCTGGCTGCATAGGTTTACGAGCAAGATTGACGCGACTGGCGACGGCTGCCATGAGTGGACGGGTGGCAAGACTAAGGGTGGCTATGGTATGTTTAATGCTTTGGACCGTTCAATCTTGGCTCACCGTATGGTTTACCGCCTTGCTGGCAATGGCCTGCATGATGTTGTGATGCACACTTGTGACAACCCGAGTTGCTGTAATGTCGATCACCTTTGCGGCGGCAGTCATAAGGACAACGTGGCTGACATGGATGCGAAGGGTCGGCGTCGGCCCGGACGAGCTGACCACTTGCGGGATCGGTCGAGCCACCCTCGTGCGCGTGCAGTCTTTACGCCGTTAGGTGAGTTTCCTTCTGCTGCGTTGGCTGCCGATGAGCATGGCGTTGCTGCTGGCACGATCCAGCGCAAGTGCCGCGACGGCGTTGCAGGCTTTGGTTATAGGTAGCCCCCCCCCGGCACCCCCTTGCCAACCGATGCTCACTCAGAGTAAAATTTGAAAAAACGGGAGTTACCACGATGGCTGGGAAGGCTTTACGCAAAAAGATATTAACGGAGGTCGCCAAGAATGGCGGCGCTGAGTATATATTCGATCGGCTGTCATCTGGCACCACGGTGACGGCGATGGCCAAGGAGTTTGAGTGCAGTCGGGAATATTTGCGCAACAGTTTGCATACTGTGCCTGAGTACAAGACGGCGATGGAGAGCGCGAAGCTGACGGCTGCTGATGCGTTGGTTGAGCAGGGCTTGGAGATGGTTGACGCGCTGGACGGCAGCAGCTCAACGCAAGAGATTGCTGCGACGCGCGAGAAGGTGCAGTGGCGCAAGTTTATGGCTGGCTCGTATAATCAAGAGCGCTACGGCAACCGGCCTCAGACCAATGTTACGATCAGTGTGAGCGATATGCACTTGGACGCGCTGCGCAAGGTTAATGCTGACTTGGCTCAGATTGATGCTGAGGATCGCCAGCGTGAGGCGATGGCTATTGACGCGGATTACGAGGATGTCACCGATGAGCAATGATAATCCGCTTGAGGAGTTTGTGCTGCGTTACCGCGATGACCCTGCGTTGTTTGTGCAGGAGGTTTTGGGCGCTACTCCGCACGATTATCAGGCTGAGTTTCTGCGGGCTGTTGCAGACGGTGAGCGCAAGGTTAGCATCCGCAGTGGCCACGGCACGGGCAAGTCCACGTCGGCCAGTTGGATTATGCTGTGGTTTGTTTTGCTGCGTTTTCCGAATAAGGTTGTTGTGACAGCGCCGACCAGCGGCCAGCTGTTTGATGCTTTGTTTGCTGAGTTGAAGCGTTGGATTAACGAGCTACCGCCGCAGCTGAAAATTTTGCTGACGGTTAAATCTGATCGCGTTGAGTTGAATGCAGCGCCGAGTGAGGCGTTTATTTCTGCTCGCACTAGCCGGGCAGAGACGCCGGAGGCGCTGGCTGGGGTTCACTCGGAGAACGTGCTGCTGGTTGTGGATGAGGCTTCGGGTGTGCCCGAGAAGGTGTTTGAGGCTGCCGCTGGTTCGATGTCTGGCCACGCTGCGACGACGATCTTGCTGTCTAACCCGACGCGCTCCAGCGGTACGTTTTACGAAAGTCAAACGCGGATGGCTGACAGCTGGTGGACACGGCGCTGGTCGTGCATCGACAGCCCGCTGGTCAGCGATGAGTTTGTTGACGAGATGCGGGCTAGATACGGCGAGGAATCCAACGCCTTCAGAATCCGCGTGCTTGGTGAGTTCCCTATGGCGGATGATGACACGATCATTCCGTTTCACTTGGTTGAGAGTGCGATCCATCGTGACATTGAGGTAACGCCGGATGAGAAGCCTATTTGGGGCTTGGACGTTGCGCGCTTTGGATCGGATAAGACGGCTTTGTGCAAGCGTTATGGCAATGTGGTGACTGAGATTACCAGCTGGCAGGGCTTGGATTTGATGCAGACTGTTGGCCGGGTGATGGCTGAGTTTGAGGGCTTGCCGCCTTCCATGCGGCCCAAAGAGATATTGGTTGACAGCATTGGCGTTGGCGGCGGCGTTGTTGACAGGCTGCGCGAGCTTGGTGCGCCTGTCAGAGGGATCAATGTTGGCGAAGCTCCGGCTATGGGTAAGACGCATATGAACTTGCGCAGTGAGCTTTGGTTTAAGACGAAGGGTTGGCTTGAGGATCGGTCGTGCAAGTTGCCGAAGAATGAGCAACTGCTCGCTGAGTTGACGGCGATCAGGTATAGTTTCACGTCATCGGGCAAGATGAAGGCTGAGAGCAAGGACGAGATGCGCAAGCGTGGGTTGAAGTCACCTGACCTTGCTGACGCGCTTTGCCTGACAATGGCCAGTGATGCTGCGACTGCATTGTCAGGGTCCATGTCCAGCTGGAAGCAATCACTCAAGCGTAATTTGAAAGGCATCGCATGAAGCCAGTTCCATTCCACAAGCTGTCACCTAAAATGAAAAATATCCGTATGAATCAGTGGATTAAGACTTACATCGGCAAAGGTCTGAGTTTAGAGGAAGCGCAATTTGCGGCTCGCTGGCGCGCTGGACATTGGAAGCTGTCTGCGCGCATGGAAAAGATTATGGATGATTTAGGTGAGCTGTGATATTGCGGGGAATACACCCCGCGTGGCCTTTGTCAAATAAATGTGCTACTGTGTGTAAAAATGAGGATTGATGATATGAAGCCATGTAAAGGTTGCCCCACCCCCGCCGCTTGCAAACGCGCTGGCACTTGTCTCGCGAAAAAATACGGGAAATAAGTTTTGGTTGGTTTACTTTCCGCCAAAGATTACGCTGGCTACGCTGATGAGGGGCGCAGGCTTGCTGTTGACGTGCCGAATGTCACGCCGATGGATGCGGCTCGCTTTATAGCTGAGGCCACGCCGATCATCGGTGACGCTATGGCTGCCAAAGAGATTTACGATGAGGCTACATCTGAAAACCCGAATTGGGCTTTAGTTGGCGCGCTTGGCGGTGCTGCTGTGTTGGGTTTGTTCCCCGGCATTGGTGACGCAGCTGCGAAGGCTGTTAAGTCTGGTGCGCGTGGTTTACTTGATACGGCCAAGCGTGTTGAGGTTGACCCCAATGCGATGGGTTCGCTGTTGGGTAATGTGCGGTTGAAGCCGAAGGCATTAACAAAAGAAGACGCGCCACTTATAGCTCATCACAACATTGACACAAAGGGCGTGATGGCGGCGGCAGAGATTGGCGGCATACCCATGCCATCTTTGGCCATATCAAACGCAAACTTCCCTCTTGAAGAGTATGGGGACATTAGCCTCTTGCTTGCCCCAAACAAGATTGCCCCTAGTCGTGACTTACCTGTTTGGCCAAACGATGCTTACACTGGCAGGCAGAATAAAGGCTTTATTGATTTTGTAGACGAGGACGCAACTAGAGCCGCTTTTAGGAGTGACCCTGACTTTGGGCATATGGGTAGCAACTGGATGGACAGCACAAGCGGTTTTGACGATCAAGACTATATGATGCGCGTTGCTCAATTTGGCAAGGCAAACAAAATTGCTGACCCTAAAGACTTTGACCAATTTCGTGACTATGTGAATGAGGTCCAACGAAAGTCTGGTGAGGCTCTGTATGACAGTGAGACTGCACTTGCTCCCTACGGCGGCTTGGCAGACTATGGCGAAGTTCAACGCATGATTCATCCAGAAGAGCCTTACACGCCTTCTGGCCAAAGGGTAAAGCCAAAGCCTTATACCATTGAAGAGGCTTACAGGCGGATGAATAAAGCCAAAGCATTTGAGGCTGGTTCGGAAAATACATCTAGCGGTGGCGCTCTTCGGGCTATTTCATCTGATAAGTTTAAAGACCTTGATGAGATTAAGGCCAGCAGGGACTTGTTGCGCCCACTTGATAATGACATGGCCGATATTAAGGAATCTTTTAATAGTGACGTTTATTATGCTATTGAGGATTTGGCCCAAAAGCACTTTGGTGGCCGTCATACTTTAACGCAGGATTTTCTTGTAGATTTGGCCAGAGGCAAAAATGTAAGTTATGCAGACGCAACTCCGGAGGCGATTTCTGCTGCCAAAGATGTGTTGGCTGGCTTTAAAAAAGAAGTAAAGGGCATGCCGACAGAGTATTTTGAGGCCAAACCACGGTCAGTTGCTCAGTTGCGTGATTTTGATGCGGCCTTGGTTCCTCAAGGTAATACAGCTGCTATTGAGAAGTTAAAGCGGCAAGGCGTGCCGGAAATTATTGAATATAATGACGAAATTCCCGGAATGACCCGCGCTGAAAAAATTAGACAAATGCAAAAATTGCTCTTCAGCGGCGCTATGGCCCCCGCAGGCTTACTAGCCTTACAAGAAATGCAAAAACGTGCTAATGAAGAGCAACAACGGCAAGGACTGTTACAGTAATGGCAATCACAACTTACGCAGAGCTGCAATCTAACATCACGGACTTTCTCAACCGTGATGACTTGGACGCAAAAGCTCCTGAATTTATTTCGCTGGCTGAATCAAACTTGTCCCGCGACGTTCGTCACTGGCGGCAAGAGAAGCGCAGCACTGCGGAGCTTGACACGCAGTACAGCGCAATTCCTGCTGACTTCCTTGAGGCCATTCGGTTTTACATTACGTCAGGCGAGTCACGCCCGCTTGAATTAATTAGCCAGTTTCAGTTACTTGACCGCAAGTACCAGAGAGCTAATACCAGCGGCGAGCCAGCCTACTATGCGATTACTGCTGGTGAGATTGAAATCTTCCCTGCGCCTGCTGGAACTTACACTGCCGAGCTGTATTACATATCTGAATTGCCTGCGTTGAGTGACAGCAACACAAGCAACTGGTTGCTCGAACATTATCCTGACGCATACCTGTATGGCTCGCTTGTGCATTCCGCGCCTTACTTGAAGGATGATGCGCGCCTGCAAATTTGGGCGGCTTTGTATCAAAACGCGATCAATGCTATAAATGCAGAGAGCGAAAGAGCTAAATTTGGCGGATCAGGCCGTCGCATGAAAATAAGGGCTTACTAACATGAGTTTTTCAAACACATTCGAGACCACAGTTTTAACTTGGGTTTTCACGAACAGCGCAGCAACCCGCCCGACTGAGTGGCATATTGCACTTTACACTGCATCGCCATCTGATCCCGGTGGCGGAACTGAAGTCACTGGCGGCGGTTATGCGCGTCAGGCTGTTACGTTTTCCGTTTCCGGCAACACTGCCTCGAACACTGCTGCGATTGAGTGGCCAGTTGCCACGGCTGGTTATGGCACTGTGACTGACGTTGGCGTGTTTGACGCGGCCTCTGGCGGCAACTTGATTGCTTACGCGGCG